GGTATATCCGGTGGGCTTGTTCCTGCCTATGCAACTCTTGCAGCCTCTTTATTTGCTGTAGATGCAGTATTTAGAGCTTTAAAAGAAGCAGCTGATATGAGAGTACTTTTACAAGGTCAACAAGCTTTTGCTGCTTCAACTGGTATTGCTATGACAAGTGTAGCAAAAAGTGTACAAGCAGCGACAGAAGCTCAAATCAGTTTTAAAGAAGCATCCCAAGCAACAGCAATAGGTTTTGCAGCAGGTTTGAGCGCAGAACAAATGGAAAGATTAGGAGCGGCAGCAACCTCAGCAGCAAAAGTACTAGGTAGAGATACAGCAGATGCTTTTGATAGATTGACTCGTGGTGTTATTAAAGCAGAGCCTGAAGTATTAGATGAATTAGGTATTATTCTTAGATTAGATGAGGCTACAAGAAAATATGCAGAAACTTTAGGTATAAATGCAAATAACTTAACAACTTATCAAAAATCACAAGCAGTACTAAATGAAGTTTTAGAACAAGCAGAAACTAAGTATGAAGATGTAGCAGCATCAATACAACCCAACACATATCAACAATTAGCAGTTGCATTTACTCAAGTAAAAGAAACAATACAAGCTATTGTTTCTCCAGCTTTAGAAGTAGTTGCAAACTTTTTAGCAGGTAATGTAGTAGCTGCAGGTGCAGTTGCTTTACTCTTTTTTGGAAGTATATTAAAAGGTTTAACTCCTACTACAGAAGAGGTAGCCGCTAATGCAGTATCAAGATTTAAATCAGTTGAACAAGCAATAAGAGACGCAAAAAATGAAGTAGTAGCTTTAAAAGCAGAACAAGAGGGTATGACTGAAAGATCAGGAATGGCTATGGGAGGTGCAGGAAAAATTGCAAGACAAGCAGGAGTTACAGATAGAAGAACAACAGCAGGTAAGTTAGCTTCGGGACAAGTTATATCTGCAAAACAAGCAAAAGCAGAAATTCTTAGAATTGAAAAATCTAAGAACGGAAAAATCCATGGCATGACCAAAAAGCAGACAGCAGCATACAAGAGAGAATTGAAAAAAATAGTTAAAGAAACTCAAACAGGTACTCAAAAACAAGCAGGAATGTTTAAACAAATGAGTTTAAAGTGGAAAATTACTTTAAATGAAATGAAAATGAAACATAAAGATACTTGGTTAGCTATGACAAACATAACAAATGCAGCTTCAAAAGCAATGGCTTTTGCTATGAAAGCGACAGGTTATATAGGTATATTTATGTTAGTAATACAATTATTAATAAGTGCAGGAAAAGCTATAAAGAATTTTTTCTTTCCACCTACCGCAGAGTCTACAAAATTAAAAGAAATGTTAGACGAAGTAACAGGTGCAACTTCAGGAATAAATAAAGAATTTACTAGAATGAATCTTAAACTAGGTGATACAAGAGAAACATGGAATAGTCAGGCAGCTGCAATTTCTTATTTTTCAAATGCATTTCAATCAATACCATTTAAAAAATTAGGTGAGACTGTTGATATGCTAGAGAGTATGGGAGAAAGCGTAGATGATGATTTACAAGATGAAGTAAAAGCCTTAGCAGAAAATTTAAATGACATGGGATTTAGTTTTTTAAAATTAAATGACCCAAGTAGTCCAACAAGTATAAAACAATTTTTGAAAAATGCACAATTAACAAGAGATGCACTTTCAGAATTAAATTCCGCTTCATTACAAGTAACTGAAGGAATTAAAAAATTAACAACAGCTGAAAAGAAAAGAACAGATGCATTTAAGTTTGCAAATAAAGACGAGATATTAGCTTTAGAATCTATTATAGAAGGTTTAAAAATAAGGCAAATGGTTACAGAGGAAGAATCAGATGCATTAAAAAAATATCAAGATAAGCTAAATGATATATTAAATATTGAAATAAGAATAGCAGAAGTAAAGCAAAGACAAACAGAACTTATGCTAGAACAAGCTTTAGCTGTAGATGTATTATCAAAAAAACAAAAACACTTATTTAAAATAGAAGAAAGAAGATTAAAAGCTGAATTACTAGCTACAAAAATAGCTGAGCAGGATCGAATTGGACAGGAATATGGTGAAGGCTCAAGTATGAGAGCTAGATCAGATTTAGCTAAAACAGACCTAGAAATACAACAACAAGTTTTAGTAGTTCAAAATAAAATAGATGAGTTACTAAATAGTTTTGAATTTAAAATGGAATTATCAGTATACAACGCTACTTATAAAGGTCTTGCAAAAGGTTTTGAAGATGTATTTTCAGGTAAAGGAGATTTAGGTGATTTAGTATCTGGAGTGTTAAGCTCTGTAGCAGCTGCTATGGCAAAATCTATGGCAGAAGAAACTACAAATATGATTATGAGTAGTGGTACTATGGGCGGTTTATTTAGTAAAGTTACAGGAAAAGAAAAGCCCGAAGGACTACAAGGCGAACTGGATAAATTAAAAGAACTTGAGTTAAAAAAACAAGCGGATATAATGGCTTTACAAGAGGTTACAACTACAGCGATGGATAAATTCAAAACCAGCTTAGATGAAGCAAGTATATCAATTAATGATTTCGCAGGAAAATTAAAAGCTGCATTTCTTGGAGAAGGTGGTGGAGAAGGCGAAGAAGGTGGTGCATTCAGTGCATTCAAGAGTTGGGCATCAAGTTTATCTACTTCTGCTTTGCCTGGTGCAAGTCCTTTTTCAAAAGGTGGTACAGTAAAAGGTTATGCTTCAGGAGGAATAGTAAGAGGGTATGATTCAGGAGGAAAAGTACCAGGAACGTATGCTGGTAGAGATACAGTACCTGCCATGTTAAGTCCAGGAGAGTTTGTATTTACTCCTAAACAATTAAAAGCAATAACAGGAGGAAGCACAGTAGTTAATGTAGATATGGGTGGAAGTATTACTTCACAACAATCAGATGCTGCAGAGGCAAAAGCATTTGGACAAGCAATAGCTTTGGCAGTTAATAAAGAAATTTCGAAACAAAAACGAATAGGCGGATCACTTTACACCTACGGCGGTGGAGGCATATAATGGCAAATTTTACAGATGGAACAAATGATTTTTCAGTAGATAAGGCTTTAAGTGAAACTACTACTCCAGTTATTTTTTTACAAAGTTTTGGAGATGGTTATGAGCAGAGACTTAGAAGAGGTATAAATCCTTTACAACAAAATTATGCAGTTAGTTTTACAACTAGAACAAGTACTGAAGCAAATAATATTATATCCTTTTTCGAGAGTAAAGGAGCAGTAGACTCTTTTGTCTTTGCACCTCCTCATTTAGGAAGTAAAACAAATCAAACTTCTTTCTCAGGAAAGGTAATTTCATCAACAGGATTTAATGCTTCACTATTAGCACCGACAAATCCTACTCATATTCTAGTAACTGGAAGTTCTGGAAATGATGGAGGTTACACACTAGATGCAACTGGTACAATTGATAATACAACTCTAACCGTAACAGAAACTTTAACCACTGAAAGTAATACTGCCAACGTAACAATAAAAGCAGGTATAAAAGTAGTGTGTTCAGATTGGTCAAGAACTTATGATTATGGAGATTACTATAGTGTTGCAGCAACCTTTAGAAGAGTTTACGAATCATGACCGAGTTAGTAAAATCAGTACAAAAATTAGAAATACCCTCTAATTTAGTAGTATTATTTGAGTTAGAATTAGATACTGATATTAGTACTAATACTTATGCTTATTTTCATGAAGGATTAAATTCTGATTTATCAGAAGTAAAATTCAGAAGTTTTACAGCAGATTCAAATGGTAAATATAATTCACAAACATATACAGCAATACCAATACATGCTACGGGTTTTGAAACTACTACTGGTCCATCAGCAAGACCCACTCTAACTATAGCTAATATTTTAACAGTATTTGGAGATGCTTTAGATGGTTTAACAAATGAAGATTTATTAGGTAAAAAAGTAATTAGAAGAAAAACACTATTTAAATATTGTGTAGATCAATCAGGAGATCAAGGACTTTATACAGCTCCTATAGAATTTCCCAGAGAAACATACATTATAGATAGAATTGCTAGTGAAACTCCTCTTTTTGTTTCATTTGAATTAGCAAGTCCTTTTGACCTAGAAGGAATAACACTACCTAGAAGACAAGTAGTAGGACAGGGATGTCCTTGGAGATATCAAGCAGGTGATGAAAGTTTAGATGTAGCAAATCGAGAAGGTGGGTGTACTTGGAACAGATTTAGTAGAGTTGTAGATACAGATAATCAAACTTATACTCATTTTGTAAATAAAGCAGATGATCCCGTTATACCTTTAGGGTATGCGCCAACATCAAATTATACAAGTAATAGTGCTATAACAAAAAATTATATTTATAGACAACAAAAAACAGGATTAAGAATAGTAGATGTAGATGGAACAACAAGAGATAATGATGATACAACAAATCCCGTATATGATTATTGGCAAGCAACAGCCACAGAAGATAATCCAGGAACCCCTAGTGATGATAATACGTTCTTCAGAAGAGTAAGAGTTTATAGAGCCTGGTCTACCCATAGTAGTCCTAAAGCTTATACAAATACAAACTATAATGAATTTTATAGTTACACTATAGGATCTTCTTCGTTAGATAAAAGAACTTTAGAGGATCATCCAAGATTATTCAAAGTAAAAAATCAATCATTACACGGTGGTTTTAGAAGATTAGGAGATCCAGCACCAAAATATCCATTAATTGGTAGTTATTGGGAAAGAGGAGATATTTGTGGTAAAACAATGAATTCTTGTATGCAAAGATATCAATTTACAAATACAAATATAAACTCTAATTCAGACAAAGGTCCGAATATAGATAGGAATGAATCAAAAACTTTACAGTTTGGAGGATATCCAACATCAAGGAAGTACTCAGGATGAGCCTTCCAATGACAGAAATATATGAATATTTAGAAATGCACTATCCGAAAGAGGCATGCGGAGTTATTACGGATAAAGGTGGTTGGATTCCTATAAAAAATGTTGCAGAAAAAGATGATGAATTTATAATGGATACAAAAGAGTATACAAGAGCCGCATTAAGTCATAAAATTACAGGGATTGTACATAGTCATATAGATGCAAGCCCAGAACCGAGCGAAATAGATATTAAACAATGTAACGGATTAAATTTAGATTATATTATAATTAATTTACCAGATAGAAAGTTATACCACTTAAAACCAGGAGAACTATAATGAATACAGTACATTTAGTAGGAGATATAGGAGATAAATTTGGTTCTAAATGGAATATGAACGCTTCTTCCTATAAAGATATATTAAGATTAATAGAGTGTCAGACAGAAGGATTTAAAGAATATTTATTACAATCAGAAGAAAATGAAATTGGATTTGTAATTCAAAGAGGCGAAGATTATATAGAAGATGAAGCAGAATTATTACTAAATCTAAATAATGAAGATATTATAATAACCGCAGTTCCTATGGGTGCAAAAGGTGGTGTCCTGAACTCTGCTCTTGGAAAGATTATAGCAGGAGTTATTTTATTTATAGTAGGAGGCTGGTTAGGTGAAATTACTGCAACTGGTCTTTTAGAAAAATTTGTTACTTATGCTGCAAAAGCGATGCAAACTTTGGGTGTTAATTTAATTTCTCAAGGTGTAACTGAATTATTAGCAAAAGACCCTCAAGAAAATGAAGGGGAGGCTGGATATTTGTTTGGAGCAGGAACAGGTGTTGTAGCACAAGGACAACCGGTACCTCTTGCTTATGGACAACTTTTAATTACAGGAACTCCTATAAGTGTAACTTTTACAACAAAGAAACCAAATATGAGTTCTTTTGTTTATGCAAACAGAAATACTAATACTATGTATGCTACATCAAGTTATGCACATATTATAGCAGCAACAGGATTATTACCATGGTTAGATACAGATAGTGATGGTAGAGAAGATATACAGGATGTTTATTAATGGGTAGTCAATGGAATATGTCAGATATCGCACCTCATGTAAATCATAATGAGGTGTTTAACAATGAACAGATGGAGCAATATGCTATCGTCTATGATCTCCTATCCGAAGGAGAAATAGAGGGATTAGTAGCAGGACCTTCTTCAGTATTTTTAAACGGTACTCCTCTAGTAGATGAAAGAAAGTGGCTTACAGAAGGATTAGTAAAAACAGAAAAAGCCTCTATAGATATAAGCACTAATGCTGCAAAAAGAGTAACTGTTGCCGCTTCAGAAGAATTTTTTGACAATAGAAGTATAATATCTGGCAAAAGTCAATATATGTTAATAGAAGGAGCAGGTAAATCTACTTCAACTACAGGAGCTACATTTACCTCAACTTACTATAGAATGGCATCTGTATCTACAGTAACAGCAAGTCAAAACTTTTTCAATGCTGTAGATGTAAACCCTTATGGAAGTTTAACATTAGGAGCTAGACTAAAAATAGAAGGAGCTGGTGAAGGAGGTTCTGATTATTACGGATGGATAGTTGCAATAAATAGTGCTACTCAAGCAATTGTAACTCCAAAAATAGGAAAAACTGTAGCAGGTGCTACAGGTGCTATGGATCATTTTTCAAAAGTAGTTTCAATAGATGCAGCAAATGACTATTGCACTTTAGAAGATGCAGCATTAACATCTGTTACTAATACTTATGCAGAATTATATAACCAATTACCAGATAGTTATAACCAAACAAATGAAGATGATGACTATAACTTTAATTCTGTTGGAACAAGTTTAATGACAGGAACTTTAAATCAAGAACCTTTCTTATCAGCAGGGGGTCATATACCTACAGCAAGTTTTTTATATCTTGCAAATACAGAAATTAAACAAAATTCAGATTATAAATCAGGAGGTACTGGCTTTGGTGGTGGAGAAAGATTTGCTGGTACAGCTTCTGATACAATTATAACCTCTGCTAATATAGGTGTAGCAAATGCAGAAGTTATTGATAAAGTAAAATTTACTTTTAATTTTCCACAAGGATTATTTTCAATAGACCACCATGATGGAGATGAAGGACCGAACTGGTCTGAGTTACAAATCTTTTTTGAATACCAACAACAAGGAGAAACAGCTTATACACAAAGAATAGTAGTAGGAAGAACAACTTTAAATGGAGAGGATCCTGATATGTTTGGATGGGGTGGACCTCATAAACAAAAAGGAGATGGTTTTATAATTGCTGATAGTAAACTACCTTTTTCACAAGAGTTTGAAATAGATATAAACCAATTTAAACCTTTTGACGATTGGAGATTCAGAGTAAAAAAAGTAAATGCAGATAATTTTAGAAAAGGAAGAGATGATTGGACAATGTATGGAAAAACAGTATTGTCAACTGTACAAGCAGTTATAGAAGATAAATTATCTTTTCCAGGCTCAGCATACGCAGTAACGACTTTTAGTGCAAAAGATTTCTCTACTCCACCTCAAAGATCCTATGAGATTAAAGGAATAAAAATACAAGTACCTACTAACTATTTAACTAGAGATGAAACAGGATCAAATCAAGCAAGATATGAGAGAAATGTTACTACAGGAGCAGATGCGGGTTCCTATCAAACATGGGATGGTAATTTTAGGGGAGATGCAAGTGCTTTTGGAGAGTACGATTCAGGAGATAATCATAAAAAAGTTTTTTGTGACAATCCTGCATGGGTATTTTATGATTTATGTACTAACCCAGTTTATGGACTAGGTAATATAATAAAAGATAGAACTTTAATTGATAAGTATGAACTTTTTAAAATAGCAAGATATTGTGATGAATTAGTTGATGATGGAAAAGGAGGTACAGAACCTCGTTTTACTTGTAATACTTATATTGCGGGTAAAGCAGAAGCATTTAAAGTTTTATCAGACTTGGCATCTATATTTAGAGGTATGCCTATATGGACACAAAGTGAATTAACAGTTACACAGGATAGACCTAAAACTCCTTCATATGTATTTACTCAATCTAATGTTGTAGATGGAACGTTTACATATCAAGGTAGTTCAAATAGACAAAGACCTAATCAAATAGCAGTAACTTGGCAAGATCCAGATAATGAATATAAAAGCACAGTAGAAAGAGTAGAAGATGTAGATGATATTATAAACTCACAGCAAATAACTACTAGTTCAATGACAGCTTTTGGATGTACAAGTCAAGGGCAAGCTAGAAGATTAGGAGAATGGAATTTAATAACAAGTAAAAATGAAACTGAAATAGTTACTTTTACTACTGGAATAAACGCTTCTTTTTTAAAGATGGGTGATGTAATTGAAGTACAAGATAGTGATACTAATAAAATACAGTTTAGTGGTAGAGTTTCCAGAGAGGGAACATTAGATAGATATACTGTTTCTATTGATAGAAATGTAGATTTATATCCAAATAGTACTTATATGTTACATATGATATTTCCTTCGGGAGCAGCATTTTTAACTCAAGACTTTGCAACAATATCAGGTGTTACCTATTTAAGAAATGATGTAATATTAAAAGACAAAAATGGAGCAGATATTGATACAGAAGCAAAATCAGTAAATATTGTAGATGACGATGGTAATACTGTAAATGTAGAATGGTCAGGAGAATCAAGAGTAGAAAAACAAATAATTAATTTTGTAGGAATAGATGCAACCCCAGATAGTACATCAGGTAAAAAGTCTGCAAAACAACTACCTTTAATCACAGGCTTTTCAGAAGATCCAGAAGAAGATTATGTTTGGATTATAACCTCAGATGAATCAGATTCAAATGAAGCAGAAGAAACAAGAAAAAGTAAAAAATACACAATAGTAGGTATTGTAGAAGATTCAGAACTAAATACATTTGATATATCAGCATTAGAACTGCATGAACTAAAATATGATCAACTCGAAAAAGGTTGGGCTACTTATGTACCACCTTACATACTACAACCAGAAAGGAAAAAAGCTTGTCCTCAACCCGGTAATATATCAGTAACCTTTAGTAGAGGAGCGGATTTTGGAGGAGAAGGAACAAACGAAGCCAGAAATATGGCAAAAATAGAATGGCAAGAACCTGTAATAGCACAAGTAGGTGATAATAGTAAGAAATCACTATTAAATGACGAAATAGGAGCAGGAGATACTAGTATTACACTAAAAAATGCTAGTAATTTTTCTGCATCGGGAATTATAAAAATAGATGATGAATTTATCAATTATACAGGAAAGAGTAGTAATACTTTAACAGGGTGTGAGAGAGGGGTTTACTTCTCATCAGCTAAAAGCCACAGATCAAATAAAAAAGTTCTACAAGCTGAAGAAATACCATTCGCGGATGTCGCAGGTTATGAAGTTAAACATAATTTAAATAGAAACATAACTTCAGGAAATGCTCAAGGAGACACCATTAGAGTGGACACTACTTCCCTCGAAATTAATAATCCAAAATACGGTTACTATGACATAAACGTAAGAGCTATAGACAAAAATGGAAAACGGTCAGCTTATACAAAACTAAGAGGAAAATATGAAATTCCAACAACTGCTACTACCGGAAGAAAAGATAAATTACCTTTTGGTGGAGTTATGACAGGTAATTTCTTACTAAATGAATCTACAGGTATGGTAAATACAGCAGCAGATAATTATACTTTTATAAATAATAAAGGAAAAGAACATATAGTAACTTCTGCAACAACAGCTCAAGAAAAACAAACATTTAGTGGTTTATCAGCAGGAGAAACAGGATATTTAGTACATGATTCAAGTGATACTACAGATCCGTGGAAAGCCCTAGTAATACATACACATAGAAGAGTAACCAGTCCTACAAACGGAGCAACCACTACATTAGCCGAAGGTTTAACTTCATCAGAAACTGATTTTGATTTAGCGGATGCTAGTAGTTTTGGAGATTCGGGAAGAATAGTAATAGGTAGTGAGGAAATAAATTATACAGGAAAGAGTAGTAATACTTTAACAGGATGTACCAGAGCTGTTAATGGTACCACAGCATCAAGTCACTCTAACGGAGCTACAGTATATTATGGAGTAACTCCTTATTCTTACTGGAAAGAAGTAGGGGCTTCAACCAGTGGATTAACATTATTAAGTGGCACAATAACCGTTTCTTTAGATAGTAATAAAGTTACAGGATCAGGAACTTCTTTTACATCACATCTTACTAAAGGTGATTTAATAAAATTAAGTACAGAAAATGATGCTTCGGAAGTAACTTCAGATGTATTTGTAGAAGTAGACTCCGTAATAAGTAATACAGTATTATATTTAAAATCAGGAAGTCCTAGAGCTTTTACATCTAAATACATTTATAAACAATCATGGCAACCAAAATTCGAAGCAGATTCAATAGTTGCTAAAATAACAAGGAACTCATAATGGCTAATTATAGTATAGAAAAATATGCAAACACTACAGAAGCAGATTCATATACAGTAAATTTATCACCTGATGCTCTTGCATTATCAGTTAGTGGGGGTACTGTTACGCATTTAAATCCTTCTGCTACAATTTCAGTTTATAAAGGTTCGACTCAATTACAGGCAGTATCTGGATCAACTCCAGGTAGTGGTCAATTTGCTGTTGATCAATCAGCAATAACAGATACAAATATAACTAAAGGTAGTCAATCCGTGAGTGGTACTGATTTAGTATTTGCTGCTACAAGTAGTATGTCACAAACAACAGCAAGTATAGATTATCCAATAAATATAGAAAATGTTATTACAATTACAAGAACTCAAAACTATTCACAAACATCAGCAGGTTCAGATGGTGATGATGGACACTCAGGATTTTTAACTAATCCTGCTCATGTAGTTAGTGCTGATAATGATGGTACTAATTATAGTTTATCAGGAGCTGGTGGAACATTTAAAAGATTTGACGGTGGTACAGATAAAACAGGATCTGATACAACTTATTATGTAGGAGCATCTGGCACAAGTACAAGTGCAACTCAAAATGGATTAACATTCTCAATTACACAAAGTACAGGAGTTTATGCTCTATCAGGTGGATCTTGGACTTCAGACGAAGAACAATTTACCGTAAGAGCAATATATGATAGTGTAACTATTACAGCTGTATATAGTATTGCAAAAGCAAAAGATGGAGATTCTGTAACGGGTGCAGCAGGTTTGAGAACAATACAAGGATACTTATATTATGAAAAAACATCTAATGTAGGTACTGCTCCAAGTGCTCCAAGTTATACTACCTATACTATTTCATCGGGAGACATAAATGGAGGAAGTGGAGCTACCGAGGTATTAGGTTTATCAGATACTTCTGCTACAGATAAATGGACAAACCAACCAAGAACACACTCAGCAACATCTAGTAACTCTCATTGGACAGTTAGATATTTTGGAACAGAAAGCTCAGCAGGTTCAAGTACAATCACAGTATCTTATAGTAATGTTGTTAAACAAACAAGCTTTTCAGGAGTAGTAACTTTTAGTGGTGGAACTTTCTCTGAAGATGGAAGCGCTGTTTATGATACAACTACTATTGATGGGGGTCATATAACATCAGGAACAATTGCCGCAGCTAGAATAAGTACGGATCTATTAAGAGTAACTGGAGATGCTATGACAGGCGGCACTGTAGGTGGCATAACAGTAAGTTCAGATAAAATTTATATTGGAACAGGAACACACAATAATTCAAATACAGCATTTTATGTAGATGATGATGGTCAGTTCTCACTAAAAGATAAATTAAGTTGGGACGGAACAACTCTTAGTATAAATGGAAATATTACTATGGCTAATCAGGGTAGTATTAACATTAGTGGATTTAATAATAATTCAGGATACCAGACAAATACAAGCAATAAAACAGGAGGAGAAGTTGGTGGTTGGACAATATCTTCAACTGCAATAACTGGTACAAAGGTAACAATCGATAATACTAACGACAGAATTTTAATAGAGGACTAAAATGGGAAACAAAAGAGTAATTTTAGGAAAAGCTAAAGCTACTGCAAGTGGTTCAGATATTTATGGATTATGGGTAAGTAAACCAGGAGTAGATGTAATTAATACATCAAATAATGTTTTAGCAGATGCAGAAGATATGTTATTTGATTCCACAAATATGGACTATGGACAAGTCTTAGCAAGAGGTTTTGTAGCAGGAGATGCAGGAGCAACTAATGTAGCCGTAACCTCTAGAAGTGGTGTAGATCCTTTTGTAATAGTTAGAGGTTATGATAATGGAGGAAAGGTTTTGTCAACAAGAAGAAGTGCTGTTGGTGGTAATACTCAAGATTATTTTAATACAGGTGGAAACTATGTAGCTGTTTCTATATCTACATCAGGAAATACTTCTACAGTAACAATAACGCCTCAACCAGATCTGGAACCAGATGTAGCATACGTAATTTTACAAGGAGATAGTTAATGGCAAGAAGAGTAGCATTAGGTAAATTAGGTACTGATAGTGGTACAGCAAAATATGGACTAAGAGTCTCAAGAGCTGGCAATGATGCTTGTCCTTCAGCAAGTAGTAGTGCAACTGTTGCTATAGATCAATTAAGTTTTGATTCAGAAAGTACAGTTATTGGTCATGCACCTATTTATAAGATTTATGATGTTACAGTTTCTGCAGCTTCCGTTGTTTCTGGAACTGGAGATTTAAGACATAGTCCGGGTACCTATACTAATAATAGTGCTTTTGGCGAAACATTAACTTATGTACCTATTCCTATACTTTTTCATGTAGATGGATCAACACTAAAAGGAGACTATTGGAAAATCCATGATTCTACAGTTTTTTCTTCATATGCAGTAAATAATAAGCAATTAGGTGCTGATGAAGGATATGAAGCAGATGTAACTAAAACAGGTTTTACAGTATATAATTGGAATACCTCTCAAAGAACATTTAGACTATTTTTACTAGATGCATCAGCGGTGTCGTAATCATGGGAGATCCAAGAGTTTTATTAGGTAAGAAAGGTTCAGAATATGGACTATGGGTTAGTAAATCTGGAGATGATGTTACTAATCCCTCACATCCTTTAATTTTTGACAGTTCAAAAGCTGAGGGGAGTGCTATTTATAAGAGTGGAACAGTTAGTATAACTGTTGGTACTACAGCAAATACTACTTATTATAGTGATTATGTGTTTTATAATTCAGATGAAAGTGCTTTAAGTTATATACCATTAGTACTTATATGGGTAGGTGATTATAATTATCCTCAAAGAAAAGCTCAAAGAATACAAGTTATTGAAGGTGGAAGAGGGGGAACTACTCATACTACTCAATTAGATGGAAACAGCTTATATGCAGAAGTATTAAATAATAAATTCAGAATAGCAAGTAAATATTTTGGTACTAATGGAGCTGTATCTACAGGTTCTTCAACAGTTAGATATATGGTTCTAGCTATAGGAGGATCCACAATTACCTCAGTTGGACCGTGATTTTAAAACCTGAAGTAGTATTAAGTCTTATATATGATTATAAAAGAACTAATACTTATGAATCTTATATCAAGGAAAATGTAAAAGATAAAATAGTTGTAGATTGTGGTGCAGGATCAGGAATTCTAACTCATCTTAGTATAATAAATGGAGCAACAAAAGTATATTGTTTAGAATCAAATGAGGATAATTATAATAACTTAGTTGAAACTTTTAAGGATTATACTAATATAGAAGTACAAAAATTAGATTGTTTTAAAAATACTTTACCTCAAGGGGATATTTATTTACATGAATTCTTTGGAAGTGGCTTATGGGATGAAGGTATATTAGATTTTATAAGTAATTTAAAGAAACAAAATATTACAAATATTTTTCCAAAATCCATAAATATTTTTTCTTGTGACTATTTAGAATATGACCTAGATCCATCAGTACGTCCATATAATTATGATAACTTATCCCTAGATACACGGAACTTTTTACCACAGGAAGACTGGTATCCTGCAGTTGAAAATAAATATATTTATAATTATTTTTATATAGATACATATAACAAGAAAATAGCATATTCGGGTAATTTATTAAATGTGGGTACTAAATATACAAATTTATATCTCTGGGAAGTCAATACTAAGTACGGAACGTTTTCTAATTTAAATAAAGACTTTAGTTGTTGGACAGCAGGGATTAATAACCTAACCTAAAAATAATATTTTTTTATTTTTTGGTATCATTTTTTCATACCTCTTTAAAAATATAACTTGACAGCAGGTAGGGTTTTTGGTATAATATACAAATTGGAGGATTATAATTATGGCAGCGGGAAAATACGACCTTATAATAGATCAGGGATCAGATTTTGCAATCACATTGACGTGTACAAAATCGGGTTCAGCAATAGACTTAACAAATTTTACAGCTCGGTCGCACATTCGTGCAACTAAAGAGTCGACTTCGTACGTTCCTTTTACTATGACTTTTCCAGATAGGACAGCGGGTAAGGTAACAATGACATTAACCTCCGACGCAAGTTCTGGTATGTCAGCTGGTCAGTATGTTTATGATCTAGAAATTGAATCAGCTACAGGAGTTGTAACGAGACTTATCGAAGGCAAGGTAACTCTCAATAGAGAAATTACGAGATAAAAATGACACAACCAGCAGGTATTGATGTAAGTGTAGCCGAAGAAATAACAGCTATAACAGTAACAAGTGAAGATGCAATAAATGTTTCAATCACAGAAGATACTACAACAGTAGCAGTTTCTTCAGTACCCGCAACTACTACTGCAGATTCTATTTCTACAACAGCACATGGAACTATAACAGCCGAAACAGTACAAGGGGCATTAGAACAATTAGCAGATCAGTTCTTCAGACAAACAAGTGAACCAACAGGGGATAACTTAGGTGAAGGTGATCTATGGTATGATACAGCAAATGAACAATTAAAAGTTTACAGAGAAGTAGCAGGTGGATTTCAATGGCAAGCACTAGTCTCTGGAGGCTTCATCTCAGGTGAGGCAAGCACGATGGATAAGTTAGATGGAGGACTATTTTAACTTATCAAAGGCTCAATAGAGCAATATGGAATAAAAAATGGCAAATACAATTAAGATTAAGAGAAGTGCAAGTACAGCAGCTCCTTCTACAATATCAGCAGGTGAGTTAGCATACTCAGAAGCCTCAACTAAACTGTACTATGGTGCAATAGCAGGTAGTAATGCTTATCAAATTATTGGTGGTAAGTTATATACAGATATGCTTGACCACACTGCAGGTACACTAACAGCAAGTTCAGCAGTACTAGTAGATAGTAATAGTAAAATTGACGTACTTAATGTTGATAATATTACTTTAAATGGTAACACAGTTTCAACAACAGATAGTAATGGTGATCTAGTATTAGATCCACAGGGTACAGGAGCTATTAGTTTAGACTCCGCAACATTGGATGCAAGTGCTCAAGCAACAGAATTTAAGATTGTTGATAATAGTGCAACCTCTCTAGTAATTAAAGAAGGTAGTACAGCTTATATGAGTTTTGTCA